AGATGCTACTCACCTGCAATCCTTCAAAGGGATGGCTATACAATGAGTTCTATTCACCATTTAAGAATGATTCGTTACCGGCACATCTTGCATTCATTCCATCACTTGCAACTGATAACACACACCTGCCAGATTCTTATATTGAAACTTTGCGAATGCTGCCTGAAGTGGACAGACGAAGGCTATTGGATGGAGATTGGGAGTATGATGAATCTATAGACAACCTATACCAGTACGATGACCTAGTGCGCTGCTTTCGAGATGAGGAAAGCAAAGGTGATAAGTACATAAGTGCCGACATTGCACGACTTGGAAAAGATAGAACGGTGATATGTGTATGGCATGGCTTGCATTTAATCGAAATACACGAGCTGCGTAAGCAACCAATAACAACTGTTGTCACAAATATCCGAGAACTTGTGACAAAGCATGGCATACGATTAGCCAATGTGATCTGTGATGAAGATGGTGTAGGTGGTGGTGTAGTCGATAGTTTAAAGTGCCGAGGATTTCTCAATGGTGGTAGAGCCAAACAACCCGATAAGTTTACCAATCAAAAGGCAGAGTGCTATTTCAAGTTGGCTGAACTCATTGAACAGAACAAAGTAGTGTTTAAAGTGCAGCCATTCCGGGACATCATTGTGCAAGAACTGGACATGATACGCAGGCGCACACCTGAAGCGGATGGAAAGCTCGCAGTGATTAGCAAAGATGAGATAGCACGCATGCATGGTAAGTCACCCGACTATGCTGATGCCATAATGATGCGCATGTACTTTGAACTATTCCCTAATTACGGCAGCTATTCGTGGGCGTAGACTCCTCAATTTTAACAATTTTTAACAGTGTATAGTGTAATTGTTTACACTACATTTGCCCTATCAATTTAAAAACAAAACACATGAAAACACTTTCTACTATCCTCCGCTACGTTGTAGCCATTATCGTAATTTTTGCTGTTCTTTCTTACTGCCAAGAGTTAAACGATTGCCTTGCTAAGTAATTTAATCAATAATCAATAACATGAATTTTCACAAAGACAATTTAGAAGCACTGCAGAAGTTTCAGCAGATGCTCAATGCAGAACCCGATGCCGCTGGTGTTGAATCAACGCCCGATAAGAAAGCGCAAACCTTAGTAATTAGCCACGTTGAAACAACCTTGGATGAGTTGTTCTTCGGTCATTGGCGCACTGAGAATTTCAAGTGGGCAGTATTAGCCAACGAAGTGCAGGCATCAATGGAGTTGGTGGTAATACATCCGATTAGCGGCTACGAACTAAGACGCACCGGTGCAGCTTCCGTTATCATCATGGTTGACAAAGTACCCGATAACGTGTTCGGTAGTGATCGCAATAGATGGGCATTAAACCCCGATAATAAAAAAGCCAATGCAATGGACTTAGCATTCGGTAAACTCAAAGCAGAGTGCCTTAAAAACGCAGCATTGTCATTAGGTAAGGTGTTCGGTCGTGACCTTAACCGCAAGAACAAGGATACCTACAAGCCATTCAAGTTGAAAGGCGCATTAGGTCGTGGGCATGAGCAGGATGTAGCGTATGTACGCGAACTCATCCAGCAAGCAACCGACTTAACGCAGCTTGCCAAAATCTTCAAGGCATGCAGTCCTGAGATACTTGCAGAAGTTGGCGAGGAAATCAACACCAAAAAACAATCATTCGGAATATCCGAGTAAATGTTAAAATTTGTAGCAGGTGGTTATACTATGTAACCATCTGCTATCTTTACACCATCAATCAATAATAACATGAACACAACATTATTTAGAGCGTCACAACTTGGAAAGTTGATGACCGATGCAAGGACTAAAACAGGTCTTAGCGAAACAACAAAGAGCGCACTGCTGGAAGTCTACGTACAGAACAAGTACAAGCGTTACAAAGAGATTAGCAACAAGTACATCGAGAAAGGTTTGGCTGTTGAGAATGATGCTATCGATATGTGGCGCAGGGAACGCAAGCAAATAGTATTTAAGAACGAGCAGAAGTTCCGCAATCAATACATAGTTGGCACACCCGACTTGCTTATCATTGACGAGAATGACCAGTGTACTAACGTGCCTGATATCAAATCATCTTGGGACATCCACACATTCATGGATGCAAAGACTAGCGACATAAGCAAAGACTATTACTGGCAAGGTCAAGCATACATGTGGCTAACAGGCGCACCTACTGCGACCTTCTGCTATGTGCTGGTGAACGCACCAATTGAAATGATTAACGATGAGAAGTACAGACTTGCACGCAGGTTGAATCTTATTGATCCACAAGGTGACCCTACGTTTATCAAGAAAGCACAGAGCATTGAGCGAAACATGATTTACGACATGGGGCAGTTCATGGCTGATTACCCGGATGCAGATTTAGAATCGCACCGTACTGAATGGGTGTACGATATACCAGTGCAGGAGCGTATACATGAGAAGGTTGTAGAGTTTGACCAAGCGGCAATCGACAAGCTGATGGAGCGTGTACCAATGTGGCGTGAATATCTTAATACCTTAGCACTATGAGTAAACAAACAGCGGTTGAGTGGTTATATGAAAGATTGGAAAGAATGATTCCAAAAACTGCCTTATACAATATTGATAAAAAACAATATTTTGAACAAGCCAAGGCAATGGGAAAACAACAATCCATAACTGACTACTGTGAAGGATTTAAAGCAAGTGGTGAGGGATGGAATGGTGAGTATGGTTTAGACAATATTTTGGATGTGGCTGGAGAGATAGATGCTGAACAATACTACATCAATACATACAAAGGAGGTGAGCAATGAGTAAACAAACGGCGGTTGAATGGCTATTTGCCCATTTACTACCATTCCTTTCATTCTCTGACGCAAAGGAGCGTGAGCATTTTCGCAAGTGTTTGGAGGAAGCCAAAGCAATGGAGCGTGAGCAGATGAAAGAATCTTTTGTAGATGGTCATAGTTTATGTAGATGTGTTACAGATAGCACAGATGAAGCAAAAGAATGTTTTGATGAATGGTTTGAACAATTCAAAAAAACCAAAGGAGGTGAGCAATGAGTATTGACCAAGCAAAGGACAAAGTGAGGACTGGTGTTCAACACTACTACAACAAAGACCAGGTTATAGAACTAATCAATAAACTAAACAATGAAAGCAAAAGAAAAGGCATGGCAACTGTACTCGAACTATTTTGACATCATCGAGAATGGCAAGCAGGAAGGCGACCTAGTTGATGCCCACATCAAAGCATTGAACGCTGCGCTCTATTGCGTAGACGAAGCACTGGTGAACGCACCAACGGATATCGTCAATGACTTTGATGGCACTGGTGAATACTACAGCGTGAAGGCTTACTACATGCATGTAAAGAATGAACTATTGAGATTAAGCAACTATGACGCGAAAGCAGCTGAGTCAGTTAAGCAATGAAGAACTGCGTGCGATGCGGCTAAAGTACCTTGCAATCACCGGCACAACGCAGGCAGAAAAGGACAAGATATTCCGCACACTCAAACGAATCAAACAAGAAATCTATATCAGACATGGAAACAACTAAAAGAGAAACCGCCATACGAAGGCTACACATCGCGTTAAAGAAACGATTCCAAGGCCAAGCTATCAAGATGCCATGGGCAGAAATGGAAGGGTTTTTAAAGGCCGTAGAAGGAATCGAACTAACGAACATACACGATGCCTACAATGATGGCTACCGCGATGGCGAATCAGGACTACCAAATAAAACACAGGAGCAATGACAGCAACACTAACATTTAATCTTCCTGACGATGCAGTTGAGTATGAATATACTTTGAACGCTGCCCGTTACAAAGACGCACTTAAAGACATCATGACTATGATGCGTAATAAAGATAAGTGGAATAATTACGATGGCATGACCGCAGAAGTAGTGGCGCAGTTGTACGATGAGATGTGTGCAATCGTGGAAGGATTAGACCTTCATTGATTCACTTTCCGAAACCCTTGCTTCCAAAGAAAGCGACCAAGTGCCTCACCTTCTGCATCCACCTTCTCCTCGCTCCACTCAGGTTGGATATGGTGCAGATATTCGTGGACAAGCACGATAAGGTAGCGCAGCGGTGGTAGTGTTGGGTCTATCTCGATTACGTTATCGCAGTACAACCCATCAGCCTTCTCGCGCCCGAGCTTGCGAACAATGACTTTAGGATGTGGCTTGTGTTTCATATATCTTTGCGCTGAATGTGATTGTTCATCATATTGTTTATTGTTATTGATTGATACAAATTGCCTCCTAACGTGGAGGCTTTTTGTTATCGTATCTTACCATTGACACTGCGATAGTTGCTCACTTCAAAATCTTCTGTATCTAGCACACGCACATGCGCGAAGCCGTGGTGGTGTTTGTTGATAGGCATGTAATCGGGATGCAACTCGCATAGGCACGCCACACTCCAGCACGTTGTTATCTTGCCGTTGATGTTTGGCTCAGTGTGTTCACTCGCCTGGTGATGATGCCCACACAATGCACTGTCTTTAGCACGCAAGAACAACCCTCGTGCAATGTTTACAGGACTGAATACCGATGCACCTAGTTCATGCCCGTGTAAAATGGTTAGCTTCCCGGCATGGATTATTTGCTTGTCAGGAATAAAAGTGATGTTGTGCTTGTCCAAGTGCATGAGTGATTCAAAGTTGAACTCATCCATACCCAACAGGTCAGGAGCATTGCGCATGATGTAGTGATCATACCGCACATCGTGGTTACCGCACTTGTAATAGATAGCCGCATTCGGGAATAGCTTGCGTAAGGTTGCAAGAAACTGCCTTGTCATTAGTACCTCATGCCCGAAGTTGCGCTTACGAGGGTCTTTCTCAAAGCGACTAATCGCGTAGAAGTCGATGATGTCACCATTGAGCAGGATTGTGTTCACCTCATTCTCCAGTCCATACTTCAGCGCAAGCGTTAAGGCTTGTATGTTGTGGTATGGTACGTGAATATCCGATAATAACAAGATGTTGTTGTGATTAATCGGCAGCTTGAACGGTTTGTAGTTGGCTTCCTGTGATGGTGGAAGGTCTAGCGGGTTACTTTGCTCAGGCAGTAACTCATTCACCATGTTGCCGAAGTCGGTAAAATGGTTTTCAAGTTTGGACAGGTTGCCCAAGGGATGCGATTTAACAGGTTCAGTTGGTTGCAGGCCGTGTCTTTTACGCCAACTAAAATACAACCGCTCAAACGAGCTGTATTGCATTGTAATGCCATGCTTCTTTATGGCCGCACGGATGCGCTCCGCTATCGTACCACTGCCTGCATGTATCTCTTTGTAGATTTCCGCATGTTGTCCCTGCATGTTGCGCTATTTATTGCCACGAATAAACCCGGCTAACTCCGCAAGATTGGTGCTTATGGTTAAGTTCTGCGATGCAATGACATCAATCTTTTTTTCTAGCTTATCAATGGCTTTGTTTTGTTCGTCTTTCATGGTGTTGAGTTTAGTATTGAACTCATCCTTTGTGTCTTTGATTGAATCGGATAGCATGGTAACTTCTCTTTTGTGATAGGATTCGACTTTGCCCAGCGCACTAGACACCTTTACTACATCTCTCTTCAATGCGTAGTATAATCCTGTGAGCGATACCGCTCCACCTATAATTGTAATCAAATCTCGTGGTTGAAAGTCCATAGCTATAGTATTGCAAAATATATAGTAGAAACAGCCACCGCTGTGATACCTAAAGTCAGGGCTGTGTTAGTAATTATTAACCGCCTGTTCTTCTTTTTCAGTTCCTTTATTTCGTTATCTTTCTCAGTAGCTATGGCCTTTTCGATGCTCTCTTTGTTCTTATAGATTTCTGCTAATGTTTCATAACTACTCGCCTGAATGCCCGTAATCTTTGCGTAATATGTAACCTTTAGCCGCTCCATTTGGTAAAGACTGTCTATCTCCTGCGCAGTCGAATACCAATACATCATGCTATTGTAGTTGAGATTGAAAAGCTGCAGATCGTAGGTTGTAAGTTCTGGTGTAAAATCCTGCTTTGAGTAAGGAATCCGACTTTTTGAGCGTTGTGCGGAACTGAGCATTGGCACTAGAAGGAGAAGAAGAAAGAATGTTATATGTTTCATTTCGGTAGATTTCATTGGTTATTTGCTGCTGTTGGATGATTGTGTCTTGGTGGATTTCGATTGAATCAATTTTGATGAAGAGGCTATCTGCTTTGCGATTATTCAAGTCGATGACATCGTATAGCGAATCATTGATAGAGCGCAGCCGTTCAATAGCTGGGTCTTTGTCTTCATTGCATGACTTCACGCCTGTGATAATCATAATTAGCGCAACGACCGCGACCGCTGCGATAAGCACCGTGTTTCTTAGTTTGCTTTTTTCCATCGTGTAATGTGTAGGTTTCTATTTAGTGGGCGAATCTTGTAGTAGACACCATCGCGTGTACGACTATCGCGCATGCCTTGTTCGTTGGTGTTGCCTTCAATGGTGCGACAAGAGTATTTGCCGACCTTGTCCACGATACCAGTGTGACCAATACCCTTGTATCGTTTACCACGAAAGCTATTGTAACTTAATGTCATGACCAGCGCATCCTTGTCGCTGAATGCCTGCACAAACTTTCCTTCCGTGTAGATTACATCGTTGCGATTGTACGCGGTCGGTGACCAACCTGTGATTGTGTGAGGAATGCCGCACTCATCGAGCATAGCCATGACGAAGAAAGAACACCATGCATAGCCGGGCTTCCAACCTTGTTGCTTCATAAGCACAAGCAGAGCCTTGTCATTAAAGCCCATGTTATTGCCGCCCTTCTCTTTTACACCAACAAATGAACTAGCCGTTACCCTTACGCAGTAACCGTCATCAGCATGTGTAAAATATACAGGTATGCAGCAAAGTAGAATGCATATAAGCACAGGTACAAGACAACCTTTTGCCATGTCGTTAGATAGGTGTTTATTTCATACTTGACTTCCTTGTTGTATATCTCCCGTTGTAATGCGCGAAAATTGAATCTGATGCCCAAAAAAACCACGAAATTGGCAAACACCATAACCATTGCAGCCAGCACGATATACTGGATGTACTCGGTGCTTATGAGTGCATCACCAAAGTAGGCAACACTTACCGTACCCGATACGGCAAACACTAAAAAGGCAAGTGGTATCGACCAAAAGCCATCGAACAACTGCAACTTGTAGCGCAGTCCTTTGAAGTCAACCTTATTTGGTTGCGGATTTGTCTGCTGCTTTTTCATTCTTGCGAAGTTTTAGTTGTAACTCACGCTCATACTTGCGAAGGCGTTCGGTGTAGTCTTGCTTCAATGTCTTCTTATCACTCATGGTATTCGATTAATAATGTTACGTGAATAGGTAGGGCGAAAGGAAGTTGATGTGTTGCCGGTGCTGAATTGATAGTTGAGCGTGTTGGTCACATCAGTACGTGGTGAACGCTCAGGCCAAACCGAAGTTGAGTATTCAGGAAACAAAGCATTGTTAGCGCACAAGTAATCGACAAGCAATGTCGTGTAATGTTCCGCGTTCTGCCTTGCACGATCTATCATGTCTTTCATAACCACATCCGAAACAGGCACAGTGTCTTCAGACTGGCGTTGCACCAGCGTGCCGTTGTCCATGCGATAGCAAAGGTTAGGCGTTACATCCACCATCACCCACCAAAGAAGGCACTTTTGAATGTAGTCTTCAAGTAGTATTTGGTAGTTGCCTGCAATCGTGTTATTGGCTACATCGTCCTTAATCTTGTTCAGCAGATTAGTTCCCAAAAATGGAAGCAGCCATTTATCCTGCGCCAAATAGATGGACGGATAAAGAAGGTTAGGGTCAACACTACCATTTACGGTTGTGTATTTCTTAATGTAATTCTCTGATATTAAAAGTACCTCTGCCATAGTTGTAATTATTGATTGCCGTAAATAGGGTTAGTTGGAAGGAAGCCGTTGTAGGGCATGTCTTCAGGAAGCTTTGCTACTAATGCGTTGTTGCGCACTTTATATCCCATGCGCTCGGCAAGTGATACGGCAATGCGCTTTGCATCGGGGTCATTCGGATTAATCTTTGCGCCCTTGGCATCTACGAACACACGCTTCTCCCAAAAATGGCGGCAGTTGCCACCGCCTTTGTAAAACCATATGTCGTATGTGTCTGCACCTTCAGGTCCCCATCCCGGGTTAACCGCGACATTTTCCATCGACACGATGTCTTCCTTACGATATAGCTTGCCTGCTTCAATCATCTTCTTACAGAATGGGCGCATGTTATCGTGTGTGAAACTGCCTGCATATACGTAGCGTGTAATGAAGTATTTGCCATCAATTACCGCATCTTGCTCACTCTTCGCAGATGGTCGTGCCGCACCTGTGCGTACCGCAAACTCGTGTTCTATTTCCTCGTCTGCGTTGTAGCTATCTATCAATATCCACTCTTCCTTCCAGTCTTCGCCTAATGCTATGAGTGCATCACCTGCTGTGCTATCATCTTTTTTTTTTTCGTCATTCATGATGACTTCCGTTGGTTGCAATGAACCTGCAATAACATCGGCAAAGATTGCATCGATAGTTGCAGCTGGCAGCGTTGGGAAGGCAGCACCTACGATAGCCTTTGCACTTGTCACAGGCACTGCACCTGCCGCACTTTGCATAACGATGTCAATGAGTGAACTAATCTGCGCACCATTCAAAGCCGTAGCCGCAACATCGGTAGTACCACCTGTTGCATCCACAACAGCCTCTGCCTGTTCAACTGCAAGTGGTGTGTTCGGTACGATTTCAAACGTGAGGTTTGGCATTTGATTGCTCAATAGTTCCTCAATGCTATAGTTAATTTTCTCCTGATATGGCTCAATGACCTGCTTGTTGAATATCTCAAGACCAGTTGTCATTTCATCCTTGTTACTTCCGAAGCCTGATGTCTCGCGAATACCAAAAAGCAAAGGCGTAGTAACGCGATGTGAAGTGATAATCTTTTGCGTTGCGGTAGTATCCATCAATTGATACTGCTTGTCGGCATCATTCACAGGAAATGGTGTAATCTCAGTCTTTGGTTGGTCACGCTCATTGAAGAACATAACCACCTTGCCTGCATTACGTGCGCCACTCATCTTGTTTTCCCAATCCATCATCATCTGTTGCTTCTGCTCGGGCGTTGCTTGGCCATTGTAGAAGTTGATGATAGTAGAAGGGAAAAGACCGTTGCTAATTTGGTTGATATGGAAGATGGCAATCTGCTTATCTAGTTCAATGTAATTGATAGCAGACCAATAGTCGGGGCGTGGGTAGGTATCACTACCTGTATAAGTGAAACACCAATATATCTGACGAGGTTCAGCCTCGCGTGTTAAATAGTTGTACTTCGGTATGAACTCAGGAGTGTTGCGCTTCTTACGTGTGTTAGACCAATCGTAGCTATGGAAGATGCCTATCTCGCTATCGTCATCCTGATTCACCGCAATACGGCATTCTTCAAATGGAATCGGATTTAGTTTTGATATCACTGTGCGGTCATTGCTCCAAATCACTTCAACATAAAACCCACCAAACAACTTCAAGTCATGTGATGCTGCGTAGGTCAGGCGGTTAATGTCTAGTGCATCCAGCTCTGCTTGGTACTGCTCCGACTTAATACCCTTCCCAGCTATCATGTCACCAATGGCTACAACCAAACTACCATGCACTGGTGATTCGTGGGATAGATCACGCAAGTATTGCGGGAAGTCGTTTTGGTCACCATAGTTGACCCAACCTTTGCGGTCTACTTTTTCCGCATCTGACTTAGCAACATACTCGCTAAGTTTCAATGATACTATATTCGATTCGTTATGGTTCATAGATTATATCGTTTGGTATTATACTAACTGGTACATCAAACCATGTTGTGTTGTGATTCAGCACAGCGTAACCACGCTCCACCAAACCAATAACAACACCACTTGCCGGGTTAGTATTACTATTAGAGTTTTGGCCGTACACTTCATACCTGTATCTGCCTGCTAAGGTAAGGCCAACGGTTGTAATTTCAAGTTGTGTGATTCGTGTATTCTCGTTAAGAATGGTTGCAACCTGTGCAAGGTCGTTACCCGTAGTGCTATTCTCTTCGTGCGTTAGCACAATTAAATAGTCTGTGTATGGTGTGGCAAAGTATTGGCGTGCCTCGTCAAGTGATAGAAACACTTGCTGTGTTGGTGTGTCAGTCTGTAAATATATCATGCTACTTTATTTAAAAAGGGGCAAGTCAAAAACCTGCCCCTTCTCTATACAACAAGAACACAACGGAAACCTTAGTAAGCAGGACTCACTGTAATACCAGCGAAGTTATCGAAAGGTACTGTAGTGAATGGTTCAAGGTGAATAGCAGGAACAAGTTCTTCTGCTGTAGTTGTCACCTGGTAACCCATCAAATCAGCCTTCTGTTGTCCTGACTGAACAGAACCTGCAGTAAGCTGCGAACCTTCGCCCGAACCAACCATCAAAATTTGGTCATCATTGGTGCGGATGAATATAATCATCTTCGCTTTGGCAACATTCAAAAATTCGTTGCGCATATCTTGGTTCAACTTACCGAAAGTCCATCCTACTTCCTGTGAGAAATAGAGTGTACCTGATTCCAAGTTCTTGTTTACGGTTTCAATGTATGAACCCGAGTTGCGGAATGGAACGTAGCGGTAGATAGTTGCAGTTGGCAATCCATCAACCTCACCAGTCACGGCATCAAAAGTGATACCCGATGTGAAGTCATCAAAGTTGGCAATAAGTACCTCGCGTACCCCACCGATACCTTCGAGGCAACCGAGGGTAAAACCTGTAGTTAATTCACAAGCCATAGTATTATTTTTTTAAGAGTTTAAAGGGGGCTGTTACACCCCCTTAATTATTAATTATGCTCCCCAGTAGGAGATGTCCTCAGCAACTGCGATTTGCGCTCCGAGGTAGAAACGTGCGCCGTAGCGAACGTTCTGTGATCCATCCAAGTTCTGCATGTCCAAGATGAATACTTCGTTCATTTGGTTCTCTTGCCATGTACCGAGCATCAAGTTGCTAGGTTGTGAGAAGATGATGTTGTTTGCAGTCATACCCGGGCAAACGTAGATTTCGTACATACCTACGAAACGACGGCTAACCTCAGGGCCACCTGTCAAGTACCAACCATTGCCATCAGCAATTTGCGCTTGCATGTAAGCTTCCCATGCAGCCTGTCCCATGTACAACGCTGGCTTCTCAGCAGCACCTTTAACGGCTGCAGGAGCAGTGTTGATTACATCCCAAATAGTTGCGATGATGTTGGCAGAAGTCAATGCACCTGAACCCGCAGATACAGCACCTGAACCGCCTGCCTTAATCAAAGTTTCGAAACCATCGTATTGACCAGCTGTTGCGTTAACACCTGACCACATGATTGTTTCGTTAGCCGCAGCGATACCACCTACCAAACGGCCAATGATAGCGTCTTGGATTTGGGTGTTTACACGGCCTGACATTACATCGGCAGTAGTCCAGTCAATGAAGAAGTCCTTCTTACAGATTTGGCGCTGAACTTGGAACTCTTCCAAGGTCAAAATGCGCTCAGTCAAAGTGATTGTACCTGTTGGGGTAAAGTCACATGTACCTGCAGCAAATGTTACAGTGTCATCAATTTTACGTACTACTGATTTGTAAGGTACGTTTGGCTTCATTGTAACGTACTGTGCAGACACGTTAGACAACAAAGCTTTTGCTACGATTTCACCAGCTAATTCACCTGCATAGGTGGTGGTGAGTGCAGTTGTTGTTGGCATTTTTAAATAAAATTATGAGGTGAATTAATTTTTGTTTTTGGAGCGAATGTTTTCCATGAAGTCGCTGAATGTGTTACCATTCGATGCAACCACAGGTGCAGCATTCTTTTTAAATTCTTGTGACTTTACAGAAGGAACGGCAGGTGCTTTCTTAACCGAAGCGAGTTCAGTCTTCAATGCTTCTGCATCCTTCTTAGCGTTTTCAACTTGCGCAGCTAGTTCAGTCTTTTCAACTTCTAGTGCAGCAATGCGCTCAGACAAATTACCAATTACGGCCACGAGGTCTTCGCTGCTCATTTCAGTAGATTGTTCTTCGCGTGAGATTTCAGACACCATTCCATCTTCGCCTACGTAGACAGTGGTAACACCATCTTCTAGCAAGTATTCACCTGCTGGCACGGGAACTGGATTGCCCTCTGCGTCCTGAGTGTAGATGTCTACACCAACCGTCCATTCGCTGGCGGTAGAATAGATTTTAGTACCATCAGCCAAAGTGCCTTCTACTGCAAACTTCAACTCCGTTGCCGGGGCTTCAGGTGCAGCAGTTTCTTCTTCGAACTTGATACCAACGCTAGATGGGTCGATGCCGTACTTATTGAATACGGATTTGATTTGTTCTTTGATATTCGACATTGTTGGATATTTGGGTATAGTAGCAAAATCAATGTTTTGTTACATCCAACACTTCGCCTTATCTTAGCCATGTAAAAAATTACTACTATTATGAAAGCAGCAGAAACACTCGCAAAAAAAGTATCAGCACGTTTAACCGAGAAGCAATACAAAGCCGTGGTTAAAAATGCAAAGGCATCTAAGATGAACATAGCCGATTACGTTCGTGCATGTATCCTTTGATTGTTTTAGTTTTGGTAAAAAAAGAAGGCCCACGTTTGGGCCTTTCTTTTTAATTACTCTAAACCTAAAACTATTCTATGTATCACCGCTGCTAAGATAGCAAAATTATTTAGCTACCAAAATAGTTGCAGTGTTGTTACTTGTCACCGCATCAGGCGCACCATTAACGGCAGTAATCGAAATAGTAAAGTTGCGTGGGAATGTCAATGACGCAGGTGGGTATATCACACTACCAAACGACATGTTACGACCAACCTCAATCCTGTCTGTGCGATTCCAAACGCCAGTCGTGCTACCCTCAAAACCATGGTTCGCCTTCCACGATGTCACCACTACACTACAGCGATTGAACACGGTATAGTTAATTCGAACACGCGAACCATCAATCCATGTATAGCTATTGATTTTTATCTCCATGTCTGCACCTTCAGTTGGTGGTGATAGTGGAGTAATGGTTGTGCCGGTGCTTATCGTGTTGTCGTTCTCGTTCGTTTCAAAAATCACTTTGTATGGATCAATGGTAAGTGAGAACTGCGACACGCCCGTTACGTTGTTGGGCAAAGTGTAAGATAGATTCTTAGTAACAACTGTTTGCCCTGCTGGTATGATGATAGCACCTGTGTAGAAAGGCAACTTAGCACCATCGGGTCGTGTGAAGATTACTTCAACCGTGGTGTTGATGTCTTTGGTTTGCACCTTGTCGATGTTTATTGAGTAGGTCACTAACACACTCGTTCCTTGTGCAGCACTTGCAGGTGTGCTTATCGTACCATACAGGTTGTATTCAGGGGTGGGTGTTGGTATAGGTGTACCATCCATGCTCTTTGCAATGGTCACTGCGTTAAACATGTCCACAACTCCATATCCTAATTCCGCACTCTTGCCATTGCTATCGTACACATAACCGCCCGACTTTCTGCATGATTGGCGAATGACATCGGCTACCTCTGCCTCGTTGAGTTTAGGATTAGCGAGAATCACACTACCTGCAACCGCAGCCATGACAGGGCATGAACAAGATGTGCCGCTGAAGTTTGTGTAATTACTTGTCGCGTTGTAACCAAATGCACCCGTACGGTCAGTCGTTGGACAACCAACACCAGGAGCAGCAGCAAATGTCTTTGGCCCGTAGCTACTAAATGTTGCTTTCACATTTGATTGCGTGCTTGCACCAACGGCATGTACCATTGGATAGATAGCAGGTGCTTGTGTGAAGTTTGGATTGTTCTGATTGCCTGAACTTGCAAAGATTGGTATGCCTTTACCACCACGCCCGTAAGTCTTGGCAGCAGTCATTGCGTTTTGAAATAGTGGGTAGCTTGTTGGGCCACCACCACCCCATGACATTGACACTGCAACGCAGTTAGGCTTCTCTATTGCCTTGTTGATTGCACGTGTTACGATGGTATCCGATGTGCCAAAGCTGCCACCTGAAGTTGAGCCATAACCGATGTGCAGAAATTGCACTTTGAGTTAGTTGTTGCCAAGTGAAGACACGCCTATGTTGTTGTCCGTGGCCGCACATATCAATCCGCTACATGGTGTGCCGTGCTTTTCAAACTCACTTATTGGTCTAACATCAGCCGCATCCGTTACGCAGTTCCATGATGTGCTACTAATCATGCCCTGTAAGTCTTCGTGGTCAACATCACACGCGATATCCAACACGGCTACTTCACCATAGGCTGCACTATCAATCAAACTCCATGCTTCTTGGGCGCGAAGGTTTGGTAAATGCCATTGCCCGGCATAAGTGTAACCATCTGCGTTTACTTCAAATGGTTGGATGTAGTCAGGCTCTACGCTGGTGAATAGCTTTGAGTTCATCAGTGCTGCGTAAAACTCGTCAAACGAT